GCACCAAGGCAGCGCCGGCCCTAGGCAAGGGCAGCAAGGTGGATGTGAACTGGCGCGGCCGCGTGATCAAGAAAGGCCTCAGCCTGTTCATGGTCGGCGGCGACACGCTCAAGCGGACGATCTACGCCAGGCTGAAGAAGGACAGCACCGGCCCGGGCTCGATCCACTTCGGCAGCGATGTGACAGAAGAGTTCCTGCAGGGGCTGACCTGTGAGCGGCTGGTGCCCAAGACGGTCAAGGGCTTCCAAGTGCTGACCTGGGAGAAGCCGAGCGGTGCCCGCAACGAACCGCTCGACTTGTGCGTCTATGCGCTCGCGATGCTTGAGCTGGTCAAGCGCAGGTACAACAGGGCCAGTCTCTGGTCGCAACTTGAGGCAGCGGCCGAGCAACAGCGAACAACGCCAGCGAAGCCACCAGCAAGACGCCGTAGGGCCGCGCAGTCAGGGCCTGGGTTCGTTGATGGCTGGTGAGCTTGCTTGACGCGTTCAACGCGTTAGGATGTGTGGGCGCATCAATCGCGCACGACACAGCCCCCGCCATTCGGCGGAATCGACATGCCTGCACGGCGACTCTTCAACGGCGACGCCAAGACTGCCTTGGAGCCCCTCTGCCTGTCACCTGATGACCTGCTGGCTCGCCTTCAGAACAAGACCGGCCTTCAGGATCTGATCCTTGAGAACAACCGCGACCACCTGATCAGCGGCAAGTCCTACAACACTGCTGGCTACGTCCTGCAGCTGGTTGAGTACCTCGGTCGCAAGTGCACCGTGGGCGAGGTGGTTGCCGCCAGCGATGGCGAGCTGACCGAACGCTCAGTGCTCACCAGCATCAGCAAGATCAACATCTTGCTCTACAGCTTGGTGGGCCTGCGCCTAACGCTGGTCAAGGACACCGGCGAGATCCGTCTGGTGAACGAATCCGATGCGCTCATGGCGACTGAGAAGTTCGCTGCCAAGTTCAGCAAGGTGCGCGATGAGTTCGTCCGCACCATGGATGCCTACCGCGCCACCGGCGGTGACGTGGCTGGGCTGCTCAGCAGCAGCGACGCTGGCCGCAAGCTGGCAGACCTCAGCCGTGTCCTGGCACCGACCCAAGAAGAAGCAGTCGCCTGATCACTGAAGGAAAACGCCGGTCGCCAAAAGGGCGCTTTTGGCGACCGGCATCAACACAGCAACCGCATTATGACAAACCTCCTGACGGTGGGGCCACCACTCGGCCTGCAATCCACCAGTGTTGAAATGAGCCCCGAGCAGCGGTGTTCGATCGGCGTTGCCAACATCGAGCTGCTCTGTGACCTCGACTGGCGTGCCCGCCTCTTGCTGGGCGCCGAGATAAGCCGCATGAAGTGGAGTGGCGATTTCACCCGCGATTCCATCTGGACTGCTGACGACAAGGCTCGCGGGTGGGAAGAGTGGCTGAAGCGCCGCGATTTCCGACTGGAAGGCGGTGATCGCCCAATCTCCAAGGAGACAGCCAACACGATCATCATGTGGTCGGTGCTTTATGCCGGCTTCGTTGCTGAAAACGAAAGCCGCGCCGAGCGTGGCCTGCTGCCGCTGCCGCTACCAACCAGCGTGAGCCAGCTGCGTCCGTATCAGTCAATGATGCGGCGCGTTGATGACTGGACACCTCCGCAGCTTGATCAGGCTGGCAATGCCACCAGCTTCGACATGGAAGCACCCTTTACCGAGGCCCAGCCCGAGGTGATCGCCGCTTGGCAGGAAGCCTGGGAGTCCATCCCGCCCGACAAGCGTGAGCGCAAAGGCGAGCCACGGCCTCCAACCAAGGACGAGTCAGCTGACTACTTGCGCCGCAAGCAGGGCCTGCAACAGCTCAAGGAACGCGAAGAGCGCGAGATCGAGGAGGCCAAGCGCGAAGCACTCACCGTTGGACAAAAGCCTGCCGACCCTGAGCGCCAGGCCAAAGCTGCTGCTCCACCGAAGGCAACCAAAAAGCCGGCGCCACCCAAGAAGTCGGCTGAGGAGCTGGAGGCTGAGCGCCGCAAGTTCCAGATTCAGGATGACGTTCGGTCTTACCGGCTCAAGCTGAACAACCTGCAGCAGTCGGCGGAATCGCTGGAGGCCTTCATCAAAAACACCCTCGCGCGCGAAGGCTCAGAGTCCTATCTGCGGGAACTTCGCCTGCAGGAGATGGGCATCTACTCCGTCACTGACGACATCACCAAGCTGCGCGATGCGGTGCTGGTCTGCCAGTCGATCTACAAGCTGATCACTGAGCCCTACAGCCCGCCAGAACCGATCAGCCGTCACGAGGTTGACCCGTCCACCGCAACCATCGACCTGTGAACGCCATGACAGCAATCGTTCCCCGTCGTCTGTTTGACGATGCTGAAGAGCCGAAGTATGTCCGCGCTGCCGGTTCAATCCCTGAGCAGCTCAACGAGCGGTTCAAGGCAATGGCCCGTCGTCACGACAAGACCGCCGAAATCTTCATCGGCGAGATGCTGATGCGGCTGGAGCCGGTGCTGGATCAGATGGAAGCCCGCATCGAAACCGAGCGGCTGCGCAGGCAGTTCGGCGACAACTGGCTAAGCATCCTGCAGCAGGCGGATACAGAGGACTGATCCAAGGTCAGCCCTGGGCACAGCAACGGCGGCGTGAGGGCTTAACCCTTGCGCCCCTTAAACTGTTTGCAGTTGTGCGGGCTTAAAAGTGACTATCCCCGCCGAGATCGTCGCTGGAAGCACTTCCGTTTGGATCGAGCCGGCTGCTACAGACCCTGCCGGCGATCCGGCTACGTCCGCAACCTGGACGCTGCAGATCGCTTTCCGCACCAACACCGCAGGCGAAGGCGCCACGGTGACCGGCTCCGCTCGATCTGATGGCGGCTGGGATGTAGCCCTATCCGCTGCCACCACCACCAGCTGGGATGCAGGCACCTGGTACTGGCAGCGCCGCATCACATCCGGCAGCGATGTCGTGATCACCGGCAGCGGCACCACCACCGTGCTGGCATCGCTTGCCTTCACCGGCGACCCGACAGCCTTCGACGGCCGCAGCCAGGCCGAGAAAGATCTGGAAGCGGTGCAGGCCGCGATCAGGGCGATTGTTTCAAAGGGCGCCAAGCAGTACAGCATCGGGAGCCGCAGCTATACCGCCACGGACCTTGGCCAGCTGATGCAGCGTGAAGCGCAGCTGAAGGCGATCGTGGCCCGTGAGCGTGCGGCCGAAAAAGTCGCGCAGGGCCTCGGCAATCCGATGAGCATGTTCGTGAGGTTTGGCTGATGGCTAAGCGCAAGATCACGCCAGAGCCTCAACAGCAGGCCATCACCACGCGGAAACCCCGCCGTGCCTACGAGGGCGCCATCATCAACCGGCTGACCCATGGATGGGTCACAAGCGCCACCAGCGCCGACGCTGAGATCGACGGCAGCCTGGTCAAGCTGCGCGATCGTTCACGCCAGCTCCGCCGTGATTCCCCCTACGTCCGCCAGGCGGTCCGCGCGATTGGCGCCAACGTCATCGGCCGCGGAATCAGGATGCAGTCGCGCGTGATGATGCAACGCGGCGGCAGGCTCAACGAACAGCTCAACCGCCTGATCGAAACGGCATGGACCAGCTGGAGCCACGCTGACCGCTGCCACGTCGCTGGCAAGCTCAGCCTGCCCGAGATCCTGCGCGTTGCGATCGAGGCAATGGCCGAATCCGGCGAGGTGTTCATCCGCATCGTTGATGAGCCGTTCGGCCGCAGCAGGGTGCCCCTCGCGCTTGAGGTGATCGAGGCCGATTACTGCGACGAAGGCAAGAGCGGCGGCCCTGATGCGCAGGGCAACGAATGGCGCATGGGCGTGAAGGTCAACCGCTGGGGGCGGCCGATCGCCTACGCCTTCCGTGATCGTCACCCGGGTGATCTGGTCAACGGCGTGGGCTTCAGGGTCACCGAAGTGCCAGCCGAGCAGATCATTCACCTGTTCATTACCGAGCGGCCCGGTCAGTCTCGTGGTGTGCCCTGGGCAGCCAGCGCCGTTAAGCGGCTGCATCACCTGAGTGGCTATGAGGAGGCCGAGGTTGTGCGTGCCCGCGCCAACAGCTCGCTGATGGGCTTTATCCAGTCGCCAGAGGGTGAGCTCCATGGCGACGATGTAGAAGACGGCGATCAGGTGACGCGGTTCGAGCCTGGCGTGTTCAAGTACCTGGCGCCCGGCGAAACCGTGACGGTGCCGCAGCTTGATGCGCCAGACGGGCAGTTCGAGCCATTCATGCGCGCCATGCTC